CGACTTAGGGTTACGTTCTGTTCAGTATATTTTTTTTTTTAATGAGTCGGCGTCCACCGAGATCTACCCTCTTGCCCTACACTTCGCTCTTCCGATCTGATGTAAGCGACTTACAGCAGACATCTGGTTATAGTCCGTACGCTTTAGATTTTGATGGGGCTGATGATTATTTAGACACACCACAAATTAATTTAGGTTCTACAAATACTATTTCATTTTGGATTAATAACTCTGCTACTAATATTGGTACTATTTTTGGAGACCCTAATGCTTTTGGAAGCCCACCTTATGCTCTTGTACAAGACACAAGCACAGGCGATTTAACCTTTCGTCTTGGTAATAATGATGCTGGCTATTGGCGTTTAGCAGTTTCTTCAGGTTTATTATCTGATGGAAATTGGCATCACCATTGTTTATCAAGAAACGGTGTTACTATAAATTACTATATAGACGGAACATTACAAACCAATGTAACAAATAATACATTAAACGCTTCTGCTGGAACTAATACAACAATTGAAAATATTATGGCTAACACTACATTAGCTTCTTTCGCAAGTGGCAAACTTTCAAATGTGGCTTTATGGAATACAGCTTTAACTTCTACACAAGTAACAGAAGTTTATAATCAAGGTCGTCCTAGTAATTTACACAACTTCTCTGGAACTGCTCCAGTTAGTTGGTGGCAAATAGGTTCTAATAGTTCTTATAACTCTGGGGCTTGGACTTGTTTAGATGAAATAGGAACTAACAATGCTGTTAGTGCTGGTAGTATGACAAATAATGACATTGTAGATGGAGTTGGATATTCAGCAAGTGGTTTAGGTACAAGTTCAATAGATATTAAAGGAGATGCACCTTACAGCACAGCAAATGGATTATCTGAGAATATGGATGTATTAGATAGAACAACAGATGTACCAAGTTAAAATATTAAAATAAAAAAAATGAATAATAAAAGTTATATAGTAATTGAGTTAAGTAATACAAACTTAGTTTTATTCTCTCAAGTTGACCAGCAAAGCGCGCAATCAATGAGAAGAAATTTAGCAAATACTCAAGGGTTATTAAGCTATAGAGTAACTCCAAGTTTTGTAACAGACGGTAGTTTACCCATTGTTGGAGATGTAATGAACCAAACAGAGGCTTTAGCATTAATGGCAACTGCAGCTTGGTCAGAACCAGATCCTACAGAGTAAAAAGTTACTTATACAAGTAAATATATAAGTAACAAACAATTAAATAAAATCAAATCAAATGAAAATTAAAGAAGAAGAATTAAAATTAATTCAAGAGCAACAAAAGCAATTAAATGAATTAGTTAGCAACATCGGATTATTAGAAAGCCAAAAGCATGGATTACTTCATGAAATAGCTGGAGCTAATAAAGAAATAGAAGATTACAAGGAAATATTAGAAGCTGAATACGGCGCTATTAATATTGATCTTGAAGATGGTTCTTATACTGAGATAAAAGAAGATGTCGAAGGTAATAAGGAAGATTAGTATAGGTTCTGACTACAAGAACGATGCAATGCATTATTCAACTGGTCAGGAAGTATATGGTGGACATACTATTAGCGATATTCTTTTTGAAGATAAAGACCAATCATATAATATTTTTATAACTAAAAATAATGAAGTCTTACCTTGGAAAAAGTTTAATGCTAATATGTCAATATCTGTAGAGTATGATCTTAAGTATTGATGCAAAGCTTATACTACTTTATTGTTAAACCTTTTGAAGATAGGTATGACAATATACGACAAGTTGATGGTAATAACCTTATTATCAATACTGGTATTGAAGATCATAGATTCATTAGTAAAAAAGCTGTAGTAGTTTCAACTCCTGCAGCTTATGATACTAAAATAAATATAGGAGATGAATTATATATTCACCATAATATATTTAGAAGATGGTATGATCAAAAAGGTAAGGAACGAAATAGCTCAACTCATTTTAAAGATGATTTGTATTTTGTTTCCCTTGAGCAAATCTATATGTATAATTTAAAACCTAACTTAGATTATTGCTTTGTAAAACCACTTAAAAACCAAAGTGTCTTAGAGAACAGAAAAGAACAACCTAATGTTGGAATAGTAAAATACTCTAACAAGTCCTTAGAAGCTCTTAAAATAACACCTGGAACACTTATTACGTTTACACCTAACTCTGAGTTTGAGTTTATTATAGAAGGTGAACGACTTTATTGTATGAAATCTAATGATATAGCTTTAACTCATGAATGCCAAGGAAACGAAGAAGAGGTTCAGCCAAACTGGGCTAAATAATTGGATAGTATAGAGAAGCTGCTAAAATATTAAACCTCAATAGAAACACCATTAAATACCGTATTTTATCTAATAATTTTAAAGACTATGAACGTAAAGAAAACTAAAGAAAGTATCATAGCAGCTGGGCAAAAAGCAGTTGAGGAACTTATTAAGGTGGCAAAAGAAAAGATTGTTGACTCAGACGATGATGTAAGCGCTGATAGATTAAAAAATGCTGCCGCAACAAAGAAACTAGCTATATTCGATGCTTTTGAAATACTTAATCGTATACAAATAGAAGAAGATATGCTAAATGAAAAACCTAAGGAAGTTAAAGTAGAAAAAACTTTTAAAGGTTTTGCAGAAGGGAGAAGTAAGTGAGTTACGAACAAACCCTTTGGAAAGAAATTAAGGACGTTGTAAATCCTAAGATATTAGCTAAAAACAATAGATTTAAAAAGTGGGAGTATGGTTATAACTCTGATTATGATTTTATAGTAATAAGTAAAACTGGAAAAATTGGACAAATCATTGAAATACAGAATCTCAGGATTGCTTTACCAGCAACAGATGAACCGTTTAAACGAAGTAAAGAAAAAGCGGAACAATACTGGGAAAGACAAGAATATCCAAAAGAGTTAAGTAAAATTAAAAGTAGGTTTGACTGGGAAGAGTATCCAGCTGAGTTTAAAGAAAAGTGGTATGATTATATCGACGAAGAGTTCAAAAGAAGAGAACAAGGTTACTGGTTTTATAATAACAATATTCCTACTTATATTACTGGTACTCATTACATGTACCTACAATGGTCAAAGATCGACGTTGGAGCCCCTGATTTTAGAGAAGCAAATAGATTATTCTTTATATTTTGGGAAGCATGTAAAGCAGATACGAGATGTTACGGGATGTGCTACCTTAAAAACAGACGGTCTGGATTTTCATTTATGTCCTCAGCGGAACTTGTTAATCAAGCAACAATATCTAGCGACTCCAGATTCGGTATACTCTCTAAATCTGGATCAGATGCTAAAAAAATGTTTACAGATAAAGTCGTACCAATATCCGTTAACTATCCTTTTTTCTTCAAACCGATCCAGGACGGTATGGATCGTCCTAAAACAGAACTTGCATACAGAGTTCCAGCTTCGAAGCTTACTAGAAGGAAGCTTGAGAGCAATGAGCAACTAAGAGAACTAGACGGACTTGATACAACTATTGACTGGAAAAATACTGGTGATAACTCTTACGATGGTGAAAAGCTAAAACTATTAGCTCATGATGAAAGTGGTAAATGGGAGAGACCTGATAACATATTAAATAACTGGAGAGTTACAAAAACTACATTAAGGCTAGGATCTAGAATCGTAGGTAAATGTATGATGGGCTCAACTTCAAATGCTTTAGATAAAGGTGGAGACAATTTCAAAAAATTATACAACAATTCAGACGTTAATAAAAGAAATCGAAACGGACAAACATCTTCTGGACTCTATAGCTTGTTCATTCCTATGGAATGGAACTATGAAGGGTTCATCGATATTCATGGATTACCTGTCTTCATTGGAGGTAAAAATAAAGTCAAAGGAGTTGACGGTTATGAAATTACAACTGGAGTTATTGAAAACTGGGAAAACGAAGTCGACGGATTAAGAGAAGACCCTGATGGTTTAAATGAATACTATAGACAGTTTCCAAGAACTGAAGCTCACGCTTTCAGAGACGAAACAAAAGATAGTTTATTTAACTTAACTAAGATATACGAACAAATAGATTATAATGCTGAGCTTAATAATTCAGCAGCTGTTACAGTAGGTAGTTTTCAGTGGGAAAACGGTATTAAAGATTCAAGGGTTATATTTAATCCAAATAGAAACGGTAGGTTCCAGATAAGTTGGGTGCCACCTAAAAATCTTCAAAATCGAGTGATACTAAAGAATAACGGTAAATACCCTGGAAACGAACACGTTGGGGCTTTTGGGCTTGATAGCTATGATATATCAGGTACTGTTGATGGTAAAGGATCTAATGGTGCTTTACACGGACTCACAAAGTTCTCAATGGAAGATGTACCACCTAACCATTTCTTTTTAGAATATATATCAAGGCCACAGACAGCTGAGATATTCTTTGAAGATGTATTAATGGCTATGGTTTTTTATGGTATGCCTATACTTGCTGAAAACAACAAACCTAGGTTTTTATACTATTTAAAGAGAAGAGGTTATAGAGGTTATTCTATGAATCGTCCTGATAAAGTTTGGAATAAACTTTCTACAACTGAAAAAGAAATAGGTGGAATACCTAACTCAAGTGAAGATATTAAGCAAGCTCACGCTGCTGCAATCGAATCTTATATAGAAACTTATGTAGGATTAAAAGATGATGGCTACGGCGATATGTACCATCAAAAGACATTAGAAGATTGGTCTAAGTTCAATATTAATAACAGAACAAAGCACGATGCTTCGATAAGTTCAGGTTTAGCTATTATGGCTTGTAATAAAAATAGATATACGCCAGTTAGTAAAAGACAAAACAAATCTGTAGCTTTAGGTATTAAAAGATATGATAACACGGGTTATAATTCAAAAATAAAATAGATGATAAAAACTAATTACAATAGTTCTTTTCCAGATCAGGTAGTACCGGATGTAGAAAAAGCTTCTTATGATTATGGTTTACAAGTCGGTAGAGCCATTGAATCTGAGTGGTTTAGAAACGATAGGGGTTGGTACGATAGATTTAATACGAACTATAATAATTTCCATAGGTTAAGGTTATATGCTAGAGGAGAACAATCTATTCAAAAATACAAAGACGAATTATCTATTAATGGTGACTTATCTTATTTAAACTTAGACTGGAAGCCCGTACCAGTTATTCCTAAGTTTGTAGATATTGTTGTAAATGGCATGTCTCAAAGATCTTATGATATTAAAGCTTATGCTCAAGATCCTGAGTCTATAATGAAAAGAACTGCTTATGCTGAAGCTCTACAAAGAGATATGATGCAAAAAGATCTTATCAACCAGATACAACAAATGACAGGGCTAGATGTTTCTAAATCACAAGGTAAAGGTTTAGAGATGGAGAGCGAAGAAGATTTACAGCTTCATATGCAAATGGATTATAAAGAATCTATTGAAGTAGCTGGAGAAGAAGTTATTAATAAAGTATTAGCTAAAAACAAATAT